TTAGAGATATACCCTTAGATGCAGATAGAAAAACATCTACAGGTAATTTTACATCTGGGACAAATAATGTAACAGTTCCTGCAGGAGCTTTATTTATAAGAGCAGTGCAAGTATATACTGCAACTGGATCTACTTATACGGGTGCCAATACATACTTAGAAAAAAAAGATTTAACATATTTAGAAGAGTATATTTCAGCAGCCACGTCTACTGGAACACCAAAATACTATGCTATGTTGGACACAGGAGCAACTGGAGAAAGTTCATCAAACTCTGGATCTATAGTTGTATCACCAACACCAGGTAGCACCTTTGCATACAAAATACATTATAATGCAATACCAGCATTATTAGAAAATAATGATACTAATTATATTAGTATGAATTTTTCAAATGGTCTGCTATATTGCTGCCTATCAGAGGCTTATTCTTTTTTAAAAGGACCAATGGATATGTTACAACTTTACGAAAAAAAATATCAAGAAGCAGTGCAGACATTTGCTGCAGAACAATTAGGAAGACGAAGAAGGGATGATTACACAGACGGTACTCTTAGAATACCAGTGAAATCAGGACCACAATAGGATAAATTATGGCATCAACATTTTCAGATCTTGGTATAGAACTAATGGCAACCGGCGAAAATGCCGGTACATGGGGAACAAAAACTAATACCAATTTACAAATAGTAGAAAAAGCAATCGGTGGTTATGTAGAACAAGCAGTAACTAGTGGCGGCACAACGCAACTAACTATTACGGATGGAGATGCAACAGAATCAACATCCGTTGCAAGACACGCTGTTATAAAATTAACAGGTACAATATCAGGTAATTCTATCGTAACTGTGCCAGACTCAATAGAAAAAGTTTACATTGTAACTAATGGAACATCTGGCGCATACACAGTTCAATTTAAAACAGCATCAGGAACTGGTATTACTTTTGGTGTATCAGAAAAAACTACAAGATTAGTTTATTCAGATGGAACAAATATTGTTGATGCAGGATTTAGTGGTGCATCTGACATGGAAGGTAGAGAATTAATTTTAGATGCTGATGGTGATACAAGTATTACAGCCGACACAGATGATCAAATAGATATTAAGATTGCTGGTGCAGATGATTTTCAATTTACAGCAAATACTTTTACTGCACAATCAGGTAGTAGTATTGTTGTACCAGAAGGTGGACTTACCTTTGGAAGCACAGCGATTACTTCAACTGCAGCAGAACTTAATTTATTAGACGGAGTATCAGGATTAGTACAAGCAGATTTGACTAAACTTGCAGCTGTTGATTCAACTGCAGCAGAATTAAACATAGTTGACGGTGGAACGTCAGCTACATCTACAACAGTGGCTGACGCAGATAGAGTTGTATTAAATGACAATGGCACTATGGTACAAGTTGCAGTTACAGATTTAGCTGCATACTTTGATGATGAGATTACAGCAATGCCTAATCTTACATCTGTTGGCACACTTACAACTTTAACAGTTGATAATATAATTATAAATGGAACTAATATAGGTCATACATCTGATACAGATGCTATAGCTATTGCTTCTGACGGTAATGTAACAGTATCACAAAATTTAACTGTAACTGGAGATCTTACAGTATCTGGTGATGATATTACCATGGGCACAAATACTTCAGGTAATATTTTAGTTGCAGATGGTACAAATTTTAATTCTATAGCAGTAGGATCATTATCAGAAATATCTACAGTCGCTAACGATGATGTATTTTTAGCAGTCGATACTTCAGGTGGTGGTCTTAAAAAAATTGCAAGGTCAGCTGTTGTATCTGGACTTGCTTCATCATCAGCTATATCAAATGTTGTAGAAGATACAACTCCACAATTAGGTGGTAACTTAGATACCAACTCTGCAAATATTTTAATAGACGATGCACACTTTATTGCAGATGAAAACGGTAATGAACAAATAATATTTCAAACAACAAGTTCAGCAGTCAATCAATTTGATGTAACAAATGCTGCAACAGGTAATGCACCAAAACTATCAGCAACTGGTGGTGATTCTAATATTGATTTAGAAATTGAAGCAAAAGGAACAGGCCATGTAACTGTTAGAGGTAATACAAATGCAGGTGCTATACAATTTAATTGTGAGTCTAATTCTCACGGCCAAATATTAAAATCTCAACCACACTCAGCAGCTGTTACAAATGTCATGTTGTTACCAGATGGTGCTGATTCAACTTTAGTATCTCTTGTTGCAACACAAACTTTAACGAATAAAACTTTAACAACACCTGTAATCGCAGAAATAGATTCTAGTGCTGATATTACTTTAGATGCAACTAATGATGTTAATATACCAGCTAATGTTGGTTTAACATTTGGTGATGATGGAGAAAAAATTGAAGGTGACGGCACTGATTTAACAATAGCATCGAGTGCTAAATTAAATTTAACAGCTACATCAGATGTGCATATTCCAAATAATGTTGGTATTGTATTTGGTGGAGACTCTGAAAAAATTGAGGGTGATGGAACTGACTTAACTATTAGTGCAAATAATCTAACGGTTGATGCTGCAGCTGATATTATACTAGATGCAGCTGGTAATAATGTAACATTTAAATCTGGCGGAACTTCAATTCTTGATATTAGTAATAGTTCAAGTGATGCAGTAATTACTGCAAGTGTTCAAGATAAAGATATTATATTTAAAGGTGATGATAATGGTTCTGCTATTACAGCTTTAACTTTAGATATGTCAGATGCTGGATCTGCTGCATTTAATGACAAAGTTACAATAGGTGATGGTAAATTAGTTTTAAACTCAACAGCAGTAACATCTACAGCAGCAGAACTTAATTTGCTTGACGGTGTTTCTGGACTGGTGCAAGCAGACTTAACCAAATTAGCAGCTGTAGATTCTACAGCAGCAGAGCTTAATATTGTAGATGGTGGAACATCGGCTACCTCTACAACTTTGGTAGATGCAGATAGATTTGTGGTTAATGACAATGGCACCATGGTTCAAGTAGCAGCTTCAGATTTAACAACATATATCAATTCTAACGCTAATTTTGCATCGGTTGGAAAAGCTATTGCAATGGCAATCGTATTCGGATAAAAGGAGAATAATATGGCAACACCAAATATAGTAAACGTAGCAACAATTAATGCTAAAAATGCAACAGGAGCAGTAACTACTTCAAGAGCAGTTGCAGTCGATGTATCTGCTGATAAAGTTGCAAAGATAAATACAATACTTATTGCTAACATTGATGGAACGAATGCAGCAGACATAACAATAGAAGTTAGTGTCGATAACGGTTCTAATTATGTTAAAATTGCAAGCACAATTTCTGTTCCAGCAGATGCAACACTAAGTTTTTTAGAAAATCCAATCTATTTAGACGAAACAGATCAATTAGCTGTTACAGCAAGCGCTAACAGTGATTTAACTTATTTCATATCGTATGAAGAACTAGACGACGCGTAGGAGGTTTAAATTATGGCGGGCAGAAATGGCGGTATAATTGGACCAAACAAAGTAGTATGTTCACCATCTACTAAAATACACACATTTACAGCAGACGGAACTTTTCAAAAGAAAAATTGTACATCAACAATACCAGAAGTAATGGTAGTTGCTGGTGGTGGTGCTGGATCAGGTGGAGATAGTGCTAGAGCAGCTGGTGGCGGAGGCGGTGCTGGTGGTTATAGAACAGGCACTTGTGTCGGAATGCCTAACACACCAACTGCAATTACAGTTGGCGGTGGTGGAACAGGTGATCCTAATGGAGTAGGAACAAGTGGTGGTAATTCAATAATAGCATGTGTAATGACATCAACAGGTGGTGGTTTTGGCTATGGTGGTAATTCACCTGGTGTTAGTAAAGCTGCAGACGGAGGTTCAGGTGGTGGTGGAGATTATAGTGGTAATCCAACAAAAGGTGCTGGTAACACACCCCCTACTAGTCCACCTCAAGGTAATCCTGGTGGTATTGGTGTTCCTGCGTCTGGCGGAGAATTTACTTATCCTGCTGGAGGAGGAGGTGGCTCTGGCGCAACTGGAGGGGATGGCCCTGCACCTGGTGGTGGAGGTGGGAATGGTGGAAATGGAACAGCAAATGATATTACAGGAAGTTCAGTAACTTATGCTGGAGGAGGAGGTGGTGGTACAAGTAGAGCAGATAATGACACCCACCCTAATTCAGACCCTACAGGGACTGCAGGAACAGGCGGTTCAGGTGGTGGAGGTAATGGTTCACAAGGTGGAACTGGATCAGGTTCTGTTGTTT